ATCAACCCATACATATTTTTCTGGAGTGTTTTGTCCAAATTTGTTAATACGTGATCCAACAGCACGTAGAGCCATAGGACCAATGATTTCATAGGTAATGATGTTGTCAATGTATTTGCGGAATATTACTGAACACTTTTGTCCCTGTGCTGACCATTCTTTGTCAGGATGTGGGAATGTATCACATTGAAACTGTGCCACTGGAGTTACATTTTCACGTGGTGGAATATTCTTAGGTGGTTCAATAGGCACAATTTCATTCTTGTCCACATAGGGATTTTCTTTGCCTAACACAGCCGCTGGCGGAGCCGCACCGTTTAATACATCAAGTGCAATTTGATATTTGACCTTGTTGCTACGACCTTTGAGATCTAGCACTACGCCAGTTTGATCAAATACAAACTTTTCTAATTCACGTGCCGTAGGAAAATCACTCATTAGGCCTTCTAGGTCAAAGCCTAGGTCTACTGGTTTTCCTGCTTGTGGATGTTCCGCGAATGCGGGTTCTAGAGTTCGTGTTTCTTTTTTCATTACAGTTCCTTAAAATAAAATGTGGGCATTTTACAGACGCCCAAACTGTAACCCTAAGGCGGGTTAATCTTTGTACTTAGTCTTACGTGCGGCAAAACGCTTGATCTGACTATTTGANTCAATGCCACCTTCGCCTGGTATTTCGTGTTCGCCTGGATTGGCTTCTAGCTCACCAGCACGTCTAGCAAAGGCACGTTCTACCATATCTGCTAGGGGTTGACGTTCTGCTTTCTGATCCAAGAAATTGCCACGTTTGGCCTTGTGTGCGCCCGTATTGCCTACACGTGGGCCTTGTGCGACATTAACGTTGTCACGAGCGTGTGGATTACGACCACGTGTTTCATCACGATGATCAGGACGATCTGCTGAATTTGATTTTTCAATACGAACGTGACCTAAATATTCTTTCATTTTGTTTTCCTTATACCACTGGTGTAATTAATACGTTAGCGGCTGTTGCTCCTGGTATTGCCAATGCCAGGCTGACAGTTACGTTTGAGTCAAATGTGGCTCCAACTGCGGCAATGTTAATGACCTTGTTTGAATTGGCCTGTACAGCAACACCTGGTTGTGGTGTGCCAGCAGTAGGTACTGTGGCTGTGCTGGTTGGGCCTGTGCTGTAGTTTACAAACACATCATTGGAAGCATCTAGGTTTTCAATTAACAAAGCTGAAATGTTAGAGCCTGGTGCTGTAACATAAACCTGTTGACTGGCTGTGGTTGCTCCAATAAACACTGAATTGCCAATTGGATATATGCTGGTTGATGTACTTAATGCCATTATCGTGCGGCCTTTGTAATATAAATCTTGTCTGGGTTGGCAAAGCCTGTGGCCTTGGCACCACCATCAATACAACCACCTGCTTGCGCGGCTGTGCTAATAGTTAAACGGTTTGGATCTCGTGTCACACTTGGACCCACGCTGGTCATACGGTCACCGTGGCTGTCTGACGCTGTACCCTTGCGTTGGCTAGCCTTTAGACCGTGATTGATCATGTCTGGATTCTTAACTAGGTGTGCCATAGGGTTAGCACAGATGTTATCACGACCTGCTGGCATACGGTTAACGCCATCGCCCATCTGACCATTAAAGGCAAAGTCTGCACCATCACCTGCTTGATCACGACGACGTGGCTCGTGACTAGTGCCTTCATTCTTNTNTAAACCTGTTNTGGCCTTACGACCTAATGTTGTATTCTTCATTTAGATTACATTCCTTTTAATTTGCGTACAGCGTGGTGATCATCTTCGTGTTTGCGACCATCCGTGTGTTTGTGTTCTTTAGGATGACTAGCACGTGTTTGCATAGCAGGGTGAGCAGGGTTATGCACTTGCTCTTCTACGCCTTCTAAGTCTGCGGCTGCTTTGTGTGCTTCAGGCACACGTGGACCACCTGTGCGTCCTGTCATTGGCTTGCTACGTTCAGCACGTGCTTGCTCGCTGCCTTGTTTCATAATCATACTAGTTGGGTTTAGATTTAGTTCACCCTTTAAGTGTTTGGCTGTCATCTTATTCTCTTTCGTTAAAGTCTTCAGCGGACACTGGAGGGTGTTCCGCTTTAGTCATTTTGGTATCAGCTGGGCGTGCTTCTGAAGCCGCAACAGCTTTGTGATAATGTTCACTGCGACGACTACTATGATCACTATGGTGTGCAGTCTCCATATGCTTTGGGCTGTGATGACGCTTGCTGGATTCAGCTTCGTGCCGTTCACTATAGGCAATAGCAACTGCTTGCTTCTGCGGTTTGCCTGCTTGCATCTCAGTGGCTACATTCTTACCAAATGCTTTAGGCGTTGTACTTTTAATTAATGGCATTGTTGCTTGTCCTATATTATAAGTTTATTTATGTCAGTTGGCTAGGCCAGGATAACTGCGTATGGCTGGACCTGCTGTGGTTGGATTTAATTTGGCTATGGCACGATCACCATACTGTCCTGTATCAGTCTTACCTATGACTACCTCTTTATAGTGCTTGCCACGTGCGTCACTGTGACGACTGTGTGGTTCATAACCATCAATGCTAGTGGGTGGATTAGCTGAGCTAGTGTTACTAGGTTTCTTGGTCTTTACAGTACGGTTTAATTGGCCTGTAGGTTTTGTTTGTGCTGTCATATTAGTATCCTCCAGTAAACATTCCACCAACAGGATAAGCATAAGCAATCTGATCATTAGGGGCCCTGACAGGGCCCTGAAACTGTGTAGCATCTAACGCTGTCTGAACTGCTCCTGTGGTTGCGTAATTGTCAGGACCTGGCAAACTGTTTAGGCCATCTAAGTTAGTGGGTGGCACTGGACCAGGAGCAACAAAGTTAGGACCTGGACCTTGTGCTAGGCTTGAGTCTGTGGGTGGCTGTGGTGCCACTGGTGATCCTAAGCTACCTGCATTACTTTGTTTACTCTGACCAAACATCTGATTACCCTGTTGTACCTGGCCTTGTAGACTATTCCAAGCATCAATCTGAGCCTGTGAACCACCCATTGAATGTTGGCCACTAAATGAGGGTTGATAAGGTGTGTTAGGTGAAGGTTGACCAAAGCTGTTGCCAAACTGGCCAACCTGACTTTGATTGGGCTGTGGTGCCACACCTTGCTGTGCTATTTGGCCAGCTAGGTTAGCGCCAGGTTGGCTAGCGGTGTTGTAGTTGCTTAGGTTACTGGCTAGACCATTAAGTTTACCTTGACTCATTGTGCGTTACCTTGACTCATTATTTTCTTTCCACGGTGTTCAAGGCTAATAATGCTTGAGCAAAAGCTTCAGCCTTGGCAGCCGCTACGTCTTCTGATTCTGTTACTTCTACTGCTGTGCGATCACTAACAACCTTGCCTAGTATCATACGCTCATACTCTAAGCGTGTGCGGGCATCATTATTGACGACAGCGTCAACATAACCTTCTGCCAACATAACTTCAAATGGTTTACCACTTTCTTGTTCAATGGCTTCTACCAAGGTACGAGCGGTAATAAGAGCCGTAGAGCCCTTGGGACGACCAGCGCCTGGACGTGCACCACCTCTTGATGGTGTCTTAATCTTGTAACGACCTTGGCGTAAGGTTTCTCCAGTGGCGTTGATGATTGCGTTGGTTGTTGTCATATAATTTATTTATGGTGTCAGGCAAAGTGAAACCTTTTCCGTGAGCGGCTGGTGGCCGCGTTGTTTTGCTCAAAAAAAGCCCGCTGTCAGTTGCGGGCCAAAACCTTAAACACCTTGGGAGAAGTTAGGTTTTAATTGTTGCTTGAATCACGACCTGATATTCGTCCCGTAATTTACTGAGATCTAATTCTGCACCAGTTATCATCATAAGATCAGATAATTCAATCCCAAATGTCTGACATACAGTTTCAAAATATAATGATTTTAACAAATAGCGTTCGTTAGCCACGGACAATACCCTGTCCGTAAATAATTTAATATCTTTTTCATTTTTTTCCTGGTGGGCCTGTTGGAGTTTTTCTTTTAATTCTAAAACTCGTTTGTGTGTTTGGTCAATTTTGTCAATTAAATTCATTTCAGTTCCTTTAGTAATTCCAGTCTACGCACAGCATCTTGTAATATTAGGATTATCGCGGCCAACTGTTGATCTGGCGGGGTGGTCGCTTGGGCTTGTTCAGCGAGTTGCTGTATAATTTTATTCATTTCAGTGCCTTTTTAATTTCTAACAATTGATCTAAAACGCTATCCAAATGTAAATGTTTTATGTTTAACACAGGATGCTTCAAGAATCTACCTGATTCAGTAGTTTCAAAACTCATCAAGCGTAACCATAACAGCAGTTCACTATACTGTTGAATAGGCAATACATAATGTGTGTGTAAGGGTTCATCT